TTGGGATGATGATAAAATTGAAGAACATAATCTTAGTACTACTATTTATCCTGAACAATTATTAGGATTAGAAAAAGCAATTGCTGCTCAAAATCAAGCAACTTATTATAATAGTGAAACTAATTATGATGCTGTTGTAGATAGATGGTCTTTTGAACGACCTTTAGAACCTAGAGTTTTTTTAGGACCTGATAATATGTCTACCAGGATGGAAGTTTACTTAAAATGGAAAGATAACCCTAATCGAGAATGGTTAATAGATATGAGAATGGGAAGTCTTGGTATTGAAGTATTAACAGTAACAAAAGAACATGATTTTTGGGAAGAAGAGTGGATAAGTGATGGAGATGCTATTCCTGAACCTTGTAGTGCAAAACATACTATATTTGCAGCAGGAATAGCAGCAAGTTTAGGTCTTTCACAAGCATTTTCTGTCTTGCAAAATAGACCTTATTATGCGTATATTAATATGCGTTTAGTACCACTAAATGTTGATAGAACACATCTCGTAGCAAAAACAAATAAATAGAAGGGGTAGTATGATAAAAGTAAATACTATTTCCACCGATTGGAAAGAACTTCCATCAGGGTTGACTTGGTTTATAATCGGTCAACCCAAAACAGGTAAAACAACAGCATCATCTAAATGGTCTGATAAAGGGTCAAAAGGAGTATTAATTATTGATACTGACCTTGGTTCTGATTTTGTTGATGGAGCTAATGTAGTTACTGTTACTTCTTTAAATGTACCAACTAGAGAAGTTAAAATAGATGGAAAAATAGTCACAGAAGGTGGAAAACCAAAAATAGAGGTAATACCTTATGATGAACGAGGATATACTTATAGAACAGGTAAAAATAAAGGTAAACCAATGCCTGTATATTCTTTAGCCGAAGTTTTATCATGGCTTAAAAAAGAATGGAATGAATTACCTTATGATACTGTTGTTATTGATACAATAGGTCAAATAAATCAATGGATTGAAGAAACAGTTTGTAATGAACTAAATATTAATACCATGGGACAAGGTGATTGGGGTGCTGATTGGGGATTGTCAAGAAGAAAAAATCTTGATATAATGGTAAGATTTCAAAAACTAATGAAACAAGTTGGTGGAAATCTTGTACTTATTTCTCATAGTAAAACAACAACTATTACAGATGGTAAAGCACAGTTATCTCCTGAGCTTCCAAGAGGTTTAGCGTATGGCTTAACTGCAAAAGCTGATGTAATAGGTTATACTACAGCAAATAAAGAAGATGGTAAATACTATATCTCTTTCAAAAGTTATGATGAAAGAACTGTAGGGAGTAGATTAAAACCATTAGCACAAACAAAACAATTATTTGATTATCAAGTAATTAAAGAAACTATAACTAAATATAAAGAGGATAAATAATGGCAGTAATAAGACCAACACAAAAAACAGGTGGAAATACATGGACAGGAATAGTAGAAGCATCTATTGTTAATTTTAAAGATAGAACCAATGAAACTAATGAGGATGGTGCACATAAATTTCCTTGGGCTGATGTATATTTAGAAGTAGAATTTCTACCTAAAGGAAGTAAATATTCAAAATCAATGCAGATAACAGGAAGTTTTGAACATCTTGATAATGGGAAAATAAATTCTGATTCAAGAATTGTCAGGCAAATTTATTATCTTTTTGATGCATTAGGATTTATGGGTGGTTTAACAGCAGATGGAAAATGGGAAACTGAAACAGGTGATGCAATTCCTTGTATTGATGATTTTCTTAATGAAAAATATAGTGATGAAGATAATGTAAAATATCTAATTTATATCTATAAAGAACCTGATAAGAAAAACCCTGCTAAAGGATGGACAAGGATTAATAATTATGTAAAATCACCAATAAATGATTTTAATAGAAATGACCTTGAAAGTAGAATTGAATTTCTTAAATCAAAAGGATATATTAAAATATTTGATGAAAGTAATATAACTTCAACTGAACCATCACCATCAATTCCAGGTATTGATTCTCTATGAAATACTTAGAGATTGCTTATGGGAGTCCTTCTAGTAGAGGGACTCTCATCAGTCAAAATACTTTACCTAATTACTTACAAAAAGCAATCAATGAAGGAGTAGCTCTTTATAGGTCTACTTATATTTATGGAGAAGATGCTTTAGAGTTTTCAAAAGAAAATAATAGTATAAAAGGTTTTGTAGGTAATCGAGCAATAGATAATATTATTTTAGATGTTGATAAAGCTGATAATAGTGATAATTTTACATTATCTGTTGCTCAAAGTATTTGTATGGAACTTAAAGATGGAGACATTCCATTCAGACCATTTTTTAGTGGAACAGGATACCATATTTTAATTCCAAATAAAGTATTTGATTTTAAAAAATCAAAAGATTTACCATATATTGTAAAAAATACTATTAAAAATATTTTTCCTGATATCGACCATAGTATTCTTATGAGAAGTGGTATTTATAGAGTAGTGTCTACTATTAATAAAAAATCTGGACTCAGAAAGATACCTTTGTATAAAAAAGAATTATTTGACTTTAATACTGAGCAAATAAAAGAATTAGCAAAAGGACTTAGAGAAGATTATTGGAAAGCTCCAGAAAGTATGGAAGAAGAAGGAACTTTAAAAAGTTTTATAATTGAAGAAGTTCCTGAGATTAGAACATTATCATCATTTCCTGAACCTGTTAATGTTGTTAGTTGTGTCCAAAAAATGTTTCATGAAGGACCACAACAAGGACAACGACATAAAACTGTTTTACGCATGGCTAGTCATTTTATGAGAAATGGCATACCAAGTGATATTGCAAAAGCAGGGATATTGTTATGGAATAATAATATGTTAGAAAATGAAGAAATAATGCGAATAGTAGAACAAGTCTATAAAAATAAATATAGATATTCTTGTAATGATGTTATGATGAAAGAATACTGTAGTACTAGATGTATGTATTATAAGCGTAAAGATTATCTAATAGATGTATATTCAGCTGAAGATTTAATGAATGAACTTGATAGTAGATTGAGTACTGATTTCACAGGAAGAAGTATAAATCTTGCTAAAATGTTTAACTTAAATAATGTTGAATGTATAATTTATCCAGGTGAGCTTGTTACTATCTTTGGACCAACAGGGTCTAGTAAGACTACACTAGCACAAAATATTGCATTAGGATATGATTTTGCTAATGATATAATTAATCCTGACTGGCAAATACCTACTCTATTTTTATCACTAGAGCTTAGTGCTTGGTATATGCATCGTAGAAATATGCAAATTGTTACAGGTAGAGATGCTAATTATGTAATTGCTAATAGAAAACAAATATGGCATCAACATAAAGATGAATTATCTCATATTGTAATACAAACTGTATCTCCTACAATAGAGCAAATACAACAAAAAATAAGAGAATTAAATCCTTCAATGGTTATAGTAGATTATATTGACCTTGTTGATACACCATTTAAAGATGAATATTCTCAAATACGACATATTAGTCATAGTTTATCTAATCTAGCTGTAAATCTTGATATAATTATTATTCAATTAAGTCAAGTGTCAAGAGAGTATAGTAGAAGAGAGGCTATGGATTTATATGCTGGTAAAGGAAGTGGTGCTATTGAAAATGCATCAAGAAAAGTACTTGGAATAGATGGAGCTGCTAATAAATCATTGAAAGATGTTAGATTACTAAAAAATTCTGATGGGTCATTATTTGATACTACATTAGAATGGACTCCATCATTTAGATTAAGAAAGGTTACAAATGACAAGTAGAGAACTAATAGGAGAGTTAATAGGGTTAAAAATGGAATTACAATATTTACCTCCTCATGAAATTGAAGAAACAGAACCTATTATAAATCAAATTAAGGTTTTAGAAAAACAACTTGTTGAAAAAGTTGATAATATAAATCATTTCATAGTAGAGTTAAAAAGAAGAAGAGAACTTTGTAATGCTGAAGTAACTTATTATAAAGAAGAAATTGATAGATTAAAAGCTAAAGATGCTCAAATAAAAAGTATTGATGAATATCTTACTAAAGTTTTACTTCCTAATATTATTCGAGAAGTTGGTAAAGATAATGTACTAGAGACTCCAACAACACGTTTTAAGCTTTATCAATCATTTGGAAAAGTTGAAATTGATGAAGGAATGTGTCCTAGGGAATACATTAAAATAAAACAAACTGAATATGTTGATAAAAAACAAGCTAGAGAAGATGCTAAAAAGGCTTATGAAAAAGGAGAAAAAATTCCTGGAATCAATATCTCTAAAGTTGATAGAATAAGGAGAACTTAATGATTATAACTTTAACTTTAGTTAACAATTCTGGATTTGAATTATTACTTTTTAACCTTATAAGATTTGGTCTTTTAAGTAGTAATGATGAACATAATAATTATTTCTCTACTATTCACTTTGCTGTATGGAAATTAGGGATATCTTTTAGCTTAAACTGGGGAAGGTGATGTCGCATGGGAGGTTGATTTTTCCTATGTTTTCAGCCTCCCATTTTTATTTATGAAAAAAGAAGAAATAATAACTTTAATTAAACCTATCCATAAAAACTTTACTGATAAAGTATATAAAAAGATAAGAAAAAAAATATCTTCTCTTAAATATTCTTTAATAAAAAGAAGTGGAGATTATGAGGTTAAATGTGATATAACAACAAAAGAATTAGAAGTTTTGTTGTTAAAAGATTATGGGAAACCTTGTCAATATTGTAAAGACACATTAACAGTATATAATATGGTTTGTGACCATATAATACCAATTTCAATTGGAGGGCCTTCAACAGTAGATAACTTAGAATTTATTTGCAAACGATGTAATATAAGAAAAGGTTATTTACCAAAAGAAGACTATAAAAATCTTTTAAAATGGTTACATAAACAACCTGAAACTCTCAGGTCTTATGTTTTAAGAAGACTATCAAAAGGAGGTCGTTATTAATAAAATAATGTGGAAATTTAATGAATTAAGTAATAGTTCAGAGCTTTATTTAGAACAACAAAAGAAAATAGCAGTGATAGATTTTGATTCTGAAACAATATCCATTACTGTAAAAAATTTACCTATAAGGTATTTACAAGGAATTCTTAATGAGTTTAATGAAGCAAAAGAAACAAATCAAAAAATACATAAATAATTACCAACAGAGGAGTGTAGATAGTGAAGATTATTACAATCAAAAGTCGGAACTATGATTGTGTTAACTTGATGAAATCGCACACATTAAAATTATTTGGTGGCTGTAAGTTGCACCTCTATCTGCGACGATGGATAAAAAAAACTACAACTATCTACACTTAGTTGGTATAATTCACAGAGGATTAAGTAATCATCAGAGGCTCATAACCTCAGGCAAGTAATAACAAATAAGGAGATAAAATGAGTAAAAAACTTGGAGAATTTAACAATATTACTCTAACCCGTTTTTGGGGTGGAGAAAGAGGTGTATGTTATCAAATAACAGCACCTAATGAAGATGGTGATATTAATTATGTCCAGTTAAGTCGAGAAGATATTAGACACTTATTCAATATAATAATGAA